AATGATTCGTGAGATGACAAGTGTTTATGAAATTGGGAAAAGGAGCAACTATCTTCTCAAATTCAAGGAATTTCAAACAGAGGAATACGAAATTGTTGGTGCTAAAACGGGTCACGGGAGAGATGCAAATGCGGTCGTGTGGGTTTGTAAGACTGTAAATAATCAAGAATTCAATGTAAAACCAGAAGGAACCATTAAGGAACGTGAGAGATTTTACAGAGAAAAGGATAAACATATAGGTAAACAACTTACCGTTAGATTTCAAAATTTAACATCGCTTGGTGTACCACGGTTTCCTGTGGGTGTAACAATCCGTGATTACGAATAGAGAGTGACAGTCATATTAGACTCACTCAAATTAGATATGTCACCAAAGACTAACATATTAAGACCACCTGATCCATAGTTAAGAATCTTATCAGTAATACCCTTACCCGCTGTAATGAAGTTGTATTCAGTTGCACCTATGGTTGTTTTGATATTGAAGAAGTTCGAAGCTTCGTCAACTGTATTTCCAGTAAAGGAAAGACTGTCATCCGCCGCCTTGACAAGGAACTTATCATTCTTTATGATATAATAAGCATCAGTAATGGATCCCGGGACGAAAGAAATGCGGCCACCGAAAACATTAACACCATTTCCGTTTGTCACGTTATATTCAATCGACTCAACGTTAAGTTCCGCCGTAAATCCACTTCCGGCGCCCGGGGTGTAAGAAACATTACCACTTTCAAATTGACTATAGTCGGTGTCTATATCCGTCGAAGAAATATCGACAGACAACTCGCCACCTGGGAATGCCGCCCAATCACCGGCATCTGCGAGACTGTATTCGGCCTTGATCATGTGAGTACCAACACTTTCCGTAGATCGTTCAATGACAAAATCAGCTGTCAAACCGGTAGCGTTATCTGTGAAGTAGCTCGCATCAGCGCTGTTACTTTTGGAAAAGGAAACAATGTCTTCAGTGGAACCGAACATCTTTATAAGTCTTACTCGTTTCACTAAAGAAAATCCAGTGCCATTACTCCAAGTAATTGTTAGATTAATTGGAGAACTTATGTCACTCATTCTAATATATCTTATAGTTATATTTTATATTTACAAAAAACTACTTCCACCAATCATGTATCCCTCTGTGTTATCAACATCACCTTCTGAATTAGATTTAGAGACCCCGTCGAAATTTATAGTTGGGCCAGTGGGCTGGGTATCTTCACGTGTCACTGTCGTACCATTACCTCCACCAGTCGCAGCCACAGCCGGTGTCGGTTGTTCTGCGTCTCCTTTCTTTTTCAAAAAGTCGAGGTTAATCCAACCCTTGTAGTAAGAGAAAGCAGCCGCCAAAAGTAATGCGACAAGTAAGATGATAGCTATCATTAATATATATTCATATTTTATTTAACCTTGTAATACTCTTTTATCGCATACCCTGACGTATTACTACCCTCTGACGGAGAAGGTGCCACATCCTGTTCGTCTGCTGGAGACGGAGACGGAGACGGACCAAAGTCAAAATTTGTACAATTATCTATATGAAAATTATTCGTATCCCATGATCTGTCATTACAATTCCAAAAAAGACCCACAGATGCAGTCACAGAAGATAAACAGCAGCACAACAAAAACAAAAGAACTACTATATCACTCGAAGCCATTATATTATATGCATACAAAAAATATAAATGTATAATAAGATGAGACTGTTTCTCCCTGGTACACTTATTTCTTTGACAAATATTTTAACATCCAAATATTGCAACACACTGGAAAAATCCGCTGTAAATGTGCCAGGTAGACCACCGGGTTGGGTGTTTGCTGTTGTGTGGCCGCTGTTATATTTGACAACCGGCTTCGCATGGCAAAAATCTAAAATGGACTTGTTATTTTCTATGATAATAGGTCTTTGTTGTTCATGGTTGTATGTTTATTCTTGCATGGATAACAAAGAACTTAGTACTTTGGTTCTATTGTCAGCTTCTATACTTTCTTGGAAGGTTGTATATAAATTAGATAACGATGACAAAAAGCTGATGATACCTTTGGCCATATGGACTATGTTTGCAACATACTTAAATGCTTATCAAATTACATATCTCTAAAATTTTCTATCCATTTATTGATCTTTTGAATTCTATTATCTATAGATTCACAATAAAAACTTCTATATATGTTTTCTATTGCAATATATGACCTATATAGTTTTTTAACCGCCACCGTAAAGGGTGTACCATTTTCACCTATATCAAAACCGTTTTCATCTTGAAAATTTTTAAGACATTCTTCCGTGTACTCATCTAATGCAAAATTATGCAGCCAGCAATAGTGCCGGATTGCGTCAGTTTTTACAGTTTTAGAAATACGTCGTATGGGTTTATGTTCGTCCCTTTCTTCTTCCAGGTAGCTTTTTTGATATACAAGAAAACTGATATCGGTTTCGATTAAATGAGAATAATAATGATTATAAAAGTAATCAAGTGCTCGGACAGTTTGATCATCTGTAAATATATCAAAGTTAGCATAGTCATTTAGAGGTGTCATTTCTCGATCTTCGTTATTTTTGAAGATCTTTTGCAATCGATTACATATTTCCAAATAGTCACCCTCGGGTAACCGTGTACAGTTTTCATCGACGATGCGCATAACATCACGGAGATCTTCTTCCATCTTAATGTTCATAACCATGTCTTGTCTAAGTAAGTTTATAGAGTCTTTTATCTATTGGATCTAATAGACGACTAAAGACATCCGCCTTAAAACGAACACTTTTGCAACAATATTTCAAAAGATTAAGTGTTACTTCGGAAAATTCAATTCCACGAATGTTATTTTTCCTAGAAATTTCTTTGAATGCCCGTCTTTTTAGAAACTTTATAATTCTGTTCACTTGTGATGGTGAAATTACATTTATAGTCACACCCATGTTGTCTATCTCTGATATTATTAAATAATCAGTCCATTCACTTTTGATATATTCTTCAATGTGTCTTTCGGCAGCATCGGCGTTAGATGTCCATTTTATTTTAAAACTCGAGAGAGTACTACAATTGTTTCTTTGTGTCGTTGTCAAGTGTTTGATAGAAACTGGTTTATTTTCAATGAGTACATCTTCTGAAAAATCCGAAGGAATACTCCAGTTTATGCAGTCACGCCCAAAATACTTACATAAAACTGCAATAAGGTCCCGCTCACGGCTTGTACCTACATCCATAGTTAACTTTCCATCACGCAACGATTCTGCATGTGAATCACGTAATAGTTTTATATAATCAGCTTGTGTATTTTTGTTTCTAAACAAATTACAAATTTTTCTTGACAGGCTCATTTTTTACTTTGTTATTTAAAGTTTAAAACCTTAACTTAGGTAATGTACAAACTTCTATCACTCTTCACTGGCATGGGTGGCATGGATGCAGGATTTGCCGAAGATATAGAAGTTCATAAAGAAAGTGTCGATGAAAGATTCATAGACCGAGAGTCGTGTGTTGATGGATTTGTTCACCTCAAGAGACTTCCGTTTGAAGTTGTGATGCAAAATGATATTTTGCCGTCAGCTAAAAAAATTGCGGAATGGAATGGGTGGTCACACAACTACATTTCCAAAGATATACGCACGTTGTTAGAAGAAAATTATCATTTTCCGGATGCAGATATTGTATGTGGTGGGTTTCCGTGTCAAGATTTTAGTCATTCTGGTAAGAGAAAAGGGTTAGAAAGTCAGAGAGGAACGCTTTACCAATGTTTTGTAGAAGTTGTAAAACGTGTAAACCCAAAGATATTTGTTGCTGAAAATGTAAATGGATTATTGACCATGAAAGGTGAACCTATAAAACAAATAGTGAATGATTTTTCGGATGCGGGATATGAAGTAAAGTATCAGTTAATTAAATGTGAAGAGTATGGCATCCCACAAACACGATGGCGTGTTATTATTATGGGTATTAGAAAGAACAATATGTCAGAAAACTGGAACATAATAGATTACAATAAAAGAAAATGCACTTTGCGAAACTACTTTAAACATTTGAAAGAACCATCCGAAACATTGGATTTAGCACAACAAGTTTTTTCAAAAGCAGCAAAACTCGAAAGAGGACAAGGCCAAAAAGAAATTTGCTTGGATGATTTCGGTCCCACGATGCGCGCAGAACATCATGGTAACATAGAGTTTAGAAGACATGTAAATGGTATTAACAATGAAGAAGGACTAGATGAAAGACGTCTTACAGTGAGGGAGGCGGCACTCATTCAAACATTTTCACCTAATATTATTCTTACTGATCCAGGGAAGAAACCAACAATGTCTGCATACAAACCAATAGGTAATGCCGTTCCACCACTACTTGGTTACTTGATAGCAAATAAAGTTACAGAATTATTAAGCGGGTGGTCTACCATAGAGTGAAGTATAAGCGTCTCTATACCTTTGCTTCAGCGTCTCTCGGTAATTCGCCATCTCTACAATCTCTTCCCTGGCATGGTTGTTATAGTTCTGTATACGCATGTTATATCTTTCCAAATATTCTTTGTAAAACATTCGTTCATTAGGTATATTGTGACCTCTTGTACGAAGTTCTTCCATTGTGTACTGTCTCAAGCGTAACAAACCACACTCTTGTGCATATTCCCTGATAGCATCTTTTCTAATCGCCGCCGTAATTCTTTGTTTTATCTTTCTGTATCGAAGTTGACTTTCTCTTTGTCTTATTTGCATTGTACAGCGTCCAATAGCAGTACTAAGTCTGTAAACTTCATCTGTAAGTGCTGTTACATTCGGTCGTATTTGAAAGTCGTTTCCGTCATCTTCGTCACTGTCACTTTCACTTTCAGGGAAAGGAAGTGGTCCACGGTTTGTATTTATTCTTGGTAAATTTACTTCGGGTGAAGTTGCTCTCGGTACAACTTTGTATAAATTTTTCATGTGGTTACAAGCTTTTAAATAATCTCCTTCAGGAAAAGACTTGGAGAGTGTATCTATGATCGACATAAGGCTGGTAAGGTCTTCCATGATGATTTACAGTTTAGTTAAATTACAATAACTAAATCCACTTAGGTTAAAATTCTCTCGTTTCATATAGACATTCGAGTTCAAAAAGTATATCATCTCTCGCCTCGTTTAATATGAGAAGTTGTGTTTTCAAATAGTCACAGAGATTCCATGAGGTGTCTGTTTCTTCGCCGATAGCTTGATATCTACAAGACACGGTATTACCCCGATCAATAAAGCCATAGTAGGCACGGACTGCTTCGAGATCTTCGTTTACTTGTTTAAGCTCTCGAAGAAGCCACTGAATATCGTCATTAATTGGATCACCAGTCATTTTTTTATACAATAAAAACTAAATTACACCTCACTTAGGTTGATTAACTTTTACTTAGATTTTTTTACATTTAGAATGTGCACCGGTCTTTCTGTTCGTATTATACACAGAGCCATTCTTAAAATATTTTTGGTGAGGCTAGTTTTTACAAGTATTTCGCTGTGATCAATAAACTTCCTCGAGTTTTCACGATGTTTATTGAGGACAGACTTCATTCTCATAGCACGTCTGAGAGATATATTTGAACATTGCGTCGTGTCAAACACGAGAACAAATTTCATATTGTGTCGCCAAAGTTGTGTAAAATATCGATCCATGTCTTCGGGAGTTGTGTCATCTGTTATACCTATTCTTACATGTGTCATGCTATACTATATCTATATTCCAAACTCTAAGCACTCTATTTCATGGAGACACATCTTGTAGAATTTTTCGGATCGCAAAGTTTCGTCTACATCGTGAAAACATTTGAATTTGGGAGAACGTGGGATGAGCGAATACCCACAACTCCAAACCCTTTCCCAAAACACATTTGAAAACTTGTTCATCATAAATTTGTACAATTTGATATCTCTCATAGCCACCCATTCTTTGGTTGCCCGTGGTTTTTTAGGCATTCGCCGATATGCATGTTTAACACCTCCCATACCCAAACAATAATTATTTCCTCGGTCATACCAATCTTTCAAACACCTTTCTATGTCTTCTTTCGTGATAGAATATCCTTCGAGTGTAGATAGAGCACTGTTAGCACTAGATATACACTCGTCGGATGTGAGGTTGTTCATTTTTACAATTAACTATTACAAGTTCTACCGGACACTTAGGCGTTATTTACATATGACGGGTATTTCACCATGGGTGCGTAGGCACCTTGAGCAAATAAGAAAGCTGTGGTTCCGCCAACTACAACGAGAGTCAGTAACCAACCAACAACTGTCTTACCAAGGAGTTTCCAATTGACTCCACCAACACCTTCAAAGAGGGCGACACCAACGGTTGCTCCGACTTGGCAGTGTGTCGTAGAGAGTGGCCAACCGAGGCGAGAGCCAAGAATGATGACAGCGGCGGCACCGAGTTCAATACAGATGCCACGGCTTGGTGTGAGCTTTGCCATTTTAGTGCCAAGAGCCTCAAGGATCTTGTACCCATATGTAGCAAGTCCCACAACGATACCACCAGCTCCGAGAGAGAGAATCCAATACGCGTCATTACCCATATCAGCTTTCTTGGAGACTTCGCCAGATTTATAGATGGCATAAATAGCCGCAAAAGGACCAATTGAATTGGCGACATCATTTGCTCCGTGTGCGAATGAATCACAGCACGCAGTCAGAATTTGTAGATATCTCATAGAATATTCTGTCTTTGAATCAAACACTTCGGCATTGTCATGAATACTTTGAACAGAGTCATCAGTGTGACAAAATTCTTCAACATGACGCTCTTCAGCATTAAAAATAATAGGGTTAATGAAAAAATAAGAAAAAATACCAGCTCCTCCACCGATACCAAAACTGATCGCACAAGCCTTCCACAGAGGTGTGTCGTCGAGTTTCAAAAATTTGGCACCTTTATACACAATGAAAAAAGTGTTAATTATGAAACTGCCGGCAACGAGTATAGGGAAACCATACTGAATGCGTTTATAAGAGTCTTCGGAGCGAAGAATAAATGATCGAATCACAAAAAATAATGCCGACGCAAAAAGTCCCGAAATAATAGGTGAAAGTAGCCATGAAATAATGATAGCAGTGACACCTTTGACATACGGAAATTTGTCGGACTTTGCGAGCCATGTAACACAACTTGATCCTCTCGCGACCATTGTCATACCGATAATCCCACCAACACACGAATGTGTCGTGGATACAGGCATCTCGAGATAAGATGCGAGAATCAACCACATCGCAACAGATAAAATCACACAGAGACAACCATACATGAGAAGTCCGGGGTCATCAACAAAACATTCTTGATCACTTATACCTTTTCGTATAGTATTTACGACATGACTTCCCATAAATAGAGATCCCGAAAACTCGCATACAGCGGCGAGGGGGATTGCATGCTTTATTTTAAGAGCACCAGATCCAACTGATGTTGCAAAAGCGTTGGCAACATCATTTGCACCAATTCCATACGAAGCACAAAAGGCAAAAATACCACCGAGAGCGACGATCCATTCAAATTGAGTAAGCATTTTTTATAAACATTACATTCTTATTCCTTATCTAACTTAGATTTTCTAAAATCCAAGAGTCTTCATAAACAACTTCTTGTCTTCGTGACTATCAAAATATACACGGAATCCTTTACCGTAGTATGGCAACGGATCGTCAAGTTCTTCAGAATCTGATTCTGGATCAGTTTCAGACTCATAGTCCGTACCATCTTCGGAGTCTGAAACTTCGGAGCCTGACTCTTTGAGTTTCCAGTCATCGTCATCAAAGACTACCGTCGTCGCGTCGCTTTCAGATTCAGATTCAGATTCAGATTCAGATTCAGATTCGGAGCCCGATGTCAACCATTCTTCATCACTACCATCCGGGAAGACGAAGTGAGCAACATGGTCTTCACCTTCTTCCATCTCGGTGTCGGATTCGGTGGTGTAGTAGTAGATCTTCTCAACAATCTTACGAGGTCTTGGCACCATCTTTTTTATTTATACCATGGATCAACTCCTTATTTAACTTTCCATGAAAAACTTCTTTAATCAAGTTTCTTACGAAAGTTACGAGGCCATCTGTCAGAACTGAAAATGTGAGTTGTTGTTTCATTTGAATGTAAAAACATTTAACAATTTTCCATTTCATCTTATTATTACATATCAGAAAAATTCTAACCTATTGTGAAGAGTTGGGAAGGTTTTCTTTTTCCATTCTCGTTCAATGTAATCAAACATTACAAGGCGACACTTAGAATAACGAAGTCTCTGTTCAAATGGATATGATTCACATTCTTGTCGTTGCGGTAATCTGACCCAGTTATCAAAATTTTGATCATACCAAATTTCTTTATCGATATTTTCAAATTCTTTTTGGAGATAATCTATCAGTTCCTGGTGAATGTCGGTTAGGTTTTGTTTCATCATCTCAAACTCCGTGAAGAGAGTATTGATCGACTTATTGTCTTGAACCGCATCGATTCCACGAAGCTCGTCTTCAACTCGGTGAGTAAGGGATAAAATACGCTTAACGTGACTGTCATACTGAGTATCACCGCATCGAACAAAGTTATCTTTTCGTTTTTTCTTGAACTGTGCGAGAACATCTTGACACTTCAACAGAAAATTTTCGAGCTTTTCACGGCGGAAGTTGTCCATATTTTTATTATAATTATTATAAAACTATAAGTAACTTAGGCTATATTTCTTAGGTAAATGAAGAACAACAATTTCATTGGCTTCATTTACTGCTATGATTTCATCATAATCTTGATGCTCGTGCATTATTGGGTCGGGGGTAGGTCTCCGAGGAGGTGTTGGGGCAAGAAGTTCCCAGAAACTCTTGAGTATGTTATGCGACATTTTTGGGGTGTCGGAGGAATGTTTAACTTAATATCTTCGTATAAAAGTTTTTTCCAGATAATGCGTTGCACGTCTGGACACAGTGGTTCTGTAGCTTTACAAAATGCAAAACGGAAGTCGTCTGTCACAAGTGGAATATAATCCATTTATTCACTTGAATAAGTACGAGAACCAACCCGGCTTAGGCGTTCAATTTCAGTTTGCTCCTCTCGTTCAATCTTCATTTTTTCTAATTCGATGTCCAGATAGACTCTTCTGGGTGCATCCCATACGGCCATTTTTATCCACTTACACACATTTTCAACATAAAAGGAACTCATGGAAAAAACAGTTCTGCAAATAGCTTTAGCGTACATTTATATTCATCTAACTTTATTTTTTTATGTATATTTCCAAAAATATAAAGATTACAAATGATTGTTATTAAATGTACAGTGCAACAAAACAACTTTCTTTATTAAAACCAATACAACGAATACAGAAAAGAAAAAGGCAAATTGTGTCCGCAAATGCTAATAGACATAAAAGATACGACAAGCGTCTGAGACTTACCGAAGTTATCGCCGGAAGAACGTCGATGTACGGTGTATTTTTTGGTGGGTCAAATTGGGTTTTGACTGGTCTTGATGTTGTTGACCAAACACATTATATACCTTTTGTCGCAGTTGCGGTGCTGTCTACGGGTATCGTTGTAAACTCAATGATTAAAGCCGAAAAGAAACTATTGAAAAAAGAATTTGAAAATTACGCCACGCGCAATACTGGAAGATTATTCATGTTAATCTTTGCATATATGTTTGTAGCAAGTCTTTTGAATTAGCATCCGGGTTTTGTGCAACATGTGAAATAAATTCAATCATTTTGATTTTTTCTTTCATACTAAATGTACCCGCTTTTTTTATAACATATGACATCAATAATAATAAAATGTAAATATTTTCAGAAATACTCATCTTAACATTATACATCAATAAATATTTTGAATTATAACGTTAAGGTGTGTTTATTTTTTTTAGGGTAACATTATTTTAGTTTTATCTATGAGAGTTATAGGTGCTAACTGGTCGTATGTATAATACCTTACAGATATACCAAACTTTGTCCGCATTTTGGGATCAACAAACCCATTGATTGTTTTTTGCCACGTTTTTATATCAGATTTCCAAAATCTTATATTTCTATACGTTTCTTCAACTTTATTAAATGCACCCATTTCTAAAATATCTCTTTTTAAAAAATTCATAACATTATT